CCCTAATAATATATACAGGTATAATATAGAAAACCCTAAATTTAGTATAAAAATTATTATATTATTATATCATAATATCTTGAAAAATACAAGAAATAATCCCTACTTTTTCATATCAAGACAAACTCCATAAGGAGTAAACCCCAGCTTATCGAGCGAATAATCCTTCCCGTGCAAGGAGGGGTCGGCTACTACTACCTTATTATCCTCGAAATTCCTCATAAAATTACTATCCTCCATTTTTTCGAAGTTCTCAAAATAATCCACCCATACCCATTCTACCTTCCCTCTGAGAAACACCGCTTGGTCTTCCTCATACTCGCTCAGCCTAACAGCAGTATGCTCAGGACATTTCTCCACGTATTCCATCAGGTCGGGAAAAGCCATATCAAAAAAGAAATAGGACTTGAACTTCCCCTCAAACTCCTCCATCATACAATACAAAGCACTACATAGCCCTTGCTCCTTGACATTGATAGCCAAGTCAATCCCTTCAGGAAGTCTTTGAAGATAGATGAAAAGAGGAAGAGCCAGCTCCTCAATAGGCTCGTGGTGTATCACAAGACAGTTCCTATTATTCCTGACATCAAACTCAACTCCAGCATACTTGTCTGATACCTTGACTGGTAGATTATTCTGTCTATGACTATAGAAAATCATCTCCTTCCCTCCTCGAAAATATAATCCCCTGTAAACTTCTCCACCCAGAACCTATAGCTATACTTTTCTACATCGGGAGGGATAGCATCCAAGAATATTTGCCCCCATTTCTTACCATACTTTTCCCTCAACACAGACAGCATATTCTCCCTGCTTGCCTTGAACTGCTCGGAGATTGTGGAGAAATCCTTATCTGCTCCCATCTTTACAGTAGTCCCCGCATTGTGAATTACCGAGACTCTTCCGTCGACATATACTCTATACCCTTCCCTGAAAAGTAGATGAGGAATTTCATAATCCAATCCCCAGCCATAATGAAATCTCCCATCGAAAAGATCAACATTTTCAATCACTTCCCTCGAAAATAGAGGGCAGATAAATTCGACAAAGCTAACCTTCTTTATCTTACCGTCGGGTAAGAGAGTCTGACAAGGGGAGTTTTCAATAGCTGGGTGAATCATCCCTACTGCCTTATTCCCTTCCATCTTATCTCTTTCTATATATCTCATCATCGGTGTAAGCACATCCGACTGAAGGATAACATCATTGACAAGAATCCAATACGAGTCGTAGAGAAATTCTCCTTGCCACTCCTCGATTCTCCCTGAATACCATAAGCCAGCTATAATCTTCTTCGTCATTCTTATATCCCCACCCTTCTTACTCCCGAACCAAATATCCGCCTCCTCTGACTTCCGCTCTCCTCCGTCGATAACGTATATATCGTTATCCCTCTTGATTACCTTCCTTATCGTCTCTACAAGCCCATCTGTCATTTCAGGAGAATTATACGATACGATAACTATTGCTGTCCTCATCTAAATCCCTCCTTCTCAAGATATTTCTCATAATCCTCAGGTATCCCTAACCCGTGCATTGATTGCGAGGGTATAGGATATATCACCACCTTCTTTTGAAGGTTGCTCACCATCTCGTTGAATACAGGACACACATAGAACTCCTTACCTACCCGTATATCCTTATGAATTAAAGAATCAGCGGACTCTACAAAATCCGCTCCGTGCCTAAACCAATACAACCCTACCGTTGCATTTTCACTGATTACTACCTTCTCTGCCACCTCAGTAACTACCCCGTGCCCGTCCGTCTTCGCATAGCTCCATCTCCCCTCGTTAGCATTGAAGGTAACTATTACCCCGTCGATACAGGAATGCTTATCCAAGAATGTTATGAACTGCTTTGTCTCCCAGTCAAGAATCTGGTCGCTGTTTGCTATCAGTAACTCATCTCCATTCTCGATTTCCTTTCTAACATTCAGCACATCAATAAGCGCCCCTTCGAACGTCCCAGAACTATAAGACACTTCAATATTCTTTTCAGGACTCCCACTTACAATGCCTTCCATATAGTCCCTATGTCGGATGAGAGCAACAAGGTGATAGTGAACATCCCTATTAGGGAAGGTAAGGTTCTCAATTACCCTCTCGATCATCATTTTTCCTCCAACGTTGAGAAAAGGTTTCGGTGTAGTATATCCAGCCTTCATAAACCTCTTACCCATCCCAGCCATCGGAATAACTACATTCAGCTTCTTCATTTCTTACTCCTCCTTATTTTTCTCTCTGCATATAAGAGTCAATACCAAACAGATGAATAATGAAATTGTCAAGCACAACCTCAAGAAAGTATCTACTTCCATTTTACCCTCCTTACTTTATTGCCTTTGCGTATATCCAATTTTCGAACCCATTTTCCCAGCCCATCCCTATACGGAATGATATATCCCTGAAGCCTATCTCTCGCAAGTCCTTTCTCAACTCATCCTCTGAGCTCACCTCCACATCAAAAACCCCATTCGTCGCCGTAACGTGATAAGCATTCTCAAAATAGGCTACAGAGTATTGATTACACTTCCCCTTACCATACCCCATCTGAATAGAGAGAATTCCAGACGGCTTCAGTATCCTATACATTTCCTCAAGCAACTGTCGTCGAATTTCATATACGCTAATATGCTGTAAGGTAATTGTCGAGAAGGCGAAATCATAATAGCTTGACTTTACTCCGTTCAATTCTACCCCGTTCGTAACGTAGAGATGGGATGACTGATAATCCTTCAGCAAGGGGTCAATATTTTCCTTCGAGATTTCTACCAGATTTCTGCTAATATCACATCCATCAAGGACACCTATTCCATAGTCGACAAGATTCATAAGATTCCTTCCAGCACCTACTCCAAATTCAAAGACCCTCAGCTCCCTATTCCCTTCGCTTTCCTTATTAAGATCTCCAAAAAGAATGCTCCAATATTCGGGGTTCTCATTATGAAAGGAGTGATTCTCGATTGCCATTGTATTCGCTCCTTTCTCATACCGTAGTTTCTGCATTCTTGTAAATGAGTTATCGGGTGATACTTTCATACTATCTCACCTCTGTATTTTTCGGTATTTCCGAAATCGGGATTGAGAGAATTGCAATACTCTATCATCTGCTCCCGACTCATCCTTAATACCTTATTCCTCAATTCGACATTCCTTGAATGATTAGGCTGTCTCGGAGTGCAATCGAGAGGATTCCTATGAGGAAGATGATACAACTTGCCTTCCTTGAACTTCTCGAACCTATATATTGCCTTACCTCTCAAAATGAATTCCTCATCCTCTCCTCCCCACCCCCGAAATTCCTCATTGTATCCTCTCATCTCCTTGTAGATATTTCCCTTCACAAAGCACATTCCCCCATACGGATATGGGTAATTGCCGTATCTATCCCTCTCCTTCCCACATTTCGAGATGATCCCGAACCCGATAAACCGCTCCCGTTCCAATCTATTCCAATCGATAAAATACTTATACGGGATAATAATATCGGCTTCGTCATTCTGTATTTTCGTAAGTGCATTGTCAAAAAGATTTTTCTCAATAATTGTATCACAGTCGCAAGCAATAAAGACATCACAATCAGGATAGAGATTGAACCCTACATTGAACCCCCAGCTCCGATTATAGCTCCCTCGATTGTAAGCGAAAATATAATCTACGAATGGAGGGATTCTTTCTCTCAAGGTTCTTATGTAGTCCTGCTCTACAACTACAATTTTCATATAAGGTTCTATCTTCCTATAGAATCCTAGCACAGTGGATAGGTTAGGATACCTTTCCGAACTCGAGTCCCGAAACCCGATACACATCACAACTTCTTTCATTCTTCACCCTCCTCAAAATCTGGGATACCGAAAATATTTTCGACTTTTACGAGCGGGTAATTTTCTCCATTCCAGAAAAGAACTTTCCTCCTCAAAAATAAATTATCGTCTTGTATTTCCTCCAAATTCGAGAGTATTTTCGGAATATGCTGGTCAAGGTAAGGTTTCCTTCCCGAATATTCCGTCAATTTCCATTCTATATCCTTCCTCACTGCTTTGAAGTGGTGCATCTTTACGAACGGGATATATTCTACGATATACCCGTTGGTCTCATAAGCCCGTGTACCATCAACGCAGTATTGCTCACTTCCCCTTACCTTGATTATCCCCCCAGGCTTGCCAAGCGGGATATTCGGTATAATACGTGAAATAAACATACTCCAATTACTATTCTCCTTATCTCGATAAATCGGTTTCTTATAATAGTTATAATACTGAACTACAGAAAAATCAATTTTGTTATTGAAAATATATTTCTTTGCCCTCTCGAACTCCTCAGGGATAAAGAACTCATCCACATCAAGATCAAGATAATGAGTGCAACCAGCCTTTTCGCAAGCCCTCCGTCCTCTATTTCTTTTCTTACATTCCAACTTATACACCCGATTAATCTCCACTGCCTCCCGAATGTAATATGGAGGAATAAACTCGACTACATCATCAACTACTCCTCGCCTCTTCAAGTCGAAAATGATATTCCTATCCTCCTTCCTAATAGAATTTCCGAACCAAGATTTTTCCTGATACACTATCACAATGTAATCTACCAGTTTCCTAATCTGTCGAATCGATAGTTCCAGCAGTTCGCATCCACTGAAAGCGTTGTAACTAACTCCGAGTCTCATCACTCCTTCCTCCTGCACATCAGGCATATTATATCGTCTTCTCACCGAATTGCATATCCCTTGAAAGTCAATAGATTTCCAATCCTCCTTACACTGCTCGAATGTATATCCAGCCCGCCTCACTTGTTCCTTCACCCATTCCTCCTTCTCCGTAACGGTATGTGTTATCGTAGCTGGGTGGTCAACATAGAAAAATACTCCATCCGAAATTGCTGGCTTCCCCGTCTTCAAAATGAAAGCATACAGTAAGCCCTCAAAGTAATAAGACCACTTATCTCTGTATTCCCCCAGCCCACTGCTCAGGATAGCTTTCCTCCTCAGCAAGAAAGCTCCCATAAACGGTATATGCCTACCGAGATACGATAGAAAATCGATATTGTTTTTATCGGGGTGCATCGCCTTGATCACCTTCCCGCTCTTCAATTTAGCTTCACAAAAACAGGAATTAGCCTTGGTAGCCTTGATTGTCTTGTATTGCTTTTTGAACCTCCAAATATCCGATATATCATCATACCCTTGCCAAGCGACATATTCCGCATTAGACTTCTTCCAGCATTCCCAAATTTTCAGCCATATCCCTCCCCGCCGAAAATAAGAAGGAGACGGGAATATCTCTATCTTGTCTGCATAATTCCTTACGATTTCCATCCTGTCATCATTCACAAAATCATCATTCACAGCGCAAGTAAGGGTAATATGAAGGATCTGGGACTTCAACGAACGTAACCCAGCCTCAAGGAGCTCAGGAACGGGTGCACCCGTAGTGGGATCTCCATACCCGATAGGGACTACTACCTCAACTTCATTCATACACTCTTCTCCTCCAATTTTTTCCATACTTCTCCGTCATTCCCTTCTCCATACACTCCATAGCTTTAGCGTAGTATTCTTGTCTATTCTTGAAGTCGGGATGCTTCCCTTCGTCGTAGGTTACACTGGTCAAATGGTCTATCAGGCACATATAATCTACAGCAATTTTCAGCCCTGCTTCCCTAACCCGAATGCACATATCATAATCGATACCCCACCCATAGGTGAAGCGGGGGTCGAATTCCCAGCCTAGCACATCCAACGCCTCCTTCGTGAACATAGGCACTACAAAGTCTATCATTTTGATAGTGTTATCGTGAAAAACATCTTCTCGATACACCATCCAAGGATAGGCAAAGTTCGGGACGGGTTCTTTCATAAGTGCGGGATGGACTATCCCTACATCCCTGTGCATTTCCAAGAAGGAAGTCAGCTTCAGGATAGGGTTTACGTTGCACTCCTCAAACAAAATATCATTCGTAAGCAACCATACATAGTTAGGAGAAGTAGATCGAGCAAGGCGGAGCAATGCATTCATTCCGCCTGTCATCTGCAAATTCGTAGTAGATCGGGAGGTAGCCGACGATGGTATTTCATTCCCGTCGCTTCCATTGTCAAACACTTCAACAATACACTTGAGATCTCTGCCGAACTCCACCATCCAGTCGACAGCATCGCTTACTATTGGACGGACAGCACCTACCAGCTTATCTGTCCTTTCCCTTGAATTGAAGCTCAAGATACCGATGAACACTCTCATAGTTCACCTCCTTTGAATTCTCGACTCTCATCACCTTCGCTCCAGCCCTTTCTGCACTCAATACCCCTACATCCTTATCCTCAACTACGAGGCATCGCTCTATCGGAGTATGTATCCTCTCGGAAGCTAAAAGATAAGGGTAAGGATCAGGTTTTATCCTGCTCCCAAAATCCTCATTCGAGAGAACTACATCGAGAAAATCATATATCTTCAAGCCCTTACAAATCATCTCCGTCGTGTCCCGTATAGCATTCGATACTACCCCTATTCGATACCCATCCAGCCGTAGCCGTCGAACCATCTCAACCTTCACAAGGTCTGTCGATACTTCACCAATCATCTCCACCGTGTATTTCTGCTTTGCTTCCCAAATAGCTTCCTCTTGGTCAGGAGTTATTATCCCTCTCAGTCGGAGAGTATTCAATTTTTTGTATGTCGACCTCCCATCGTAGTAAGCGAGGTGAGTAGGGTAATCAATTTCGTATCCTACTATCTCCTTGAGCGCTCGGTTTAGCGCTCCGTAGTGCCAATCGCAACTATCGATCAGCACCCCGTCAAGGTCAAAAAGAACTGCTTTGATTTTCATCTTCCTACTCTATAATCGGGAATAAACTACAACGACAATTAATCACCTCCGCACCGTTCCCCGTGCTCATATCCCCAGGATAGCTCAGCCCATTGCTGAATGTCTCCACACCAAGCCGAATTACCTCTCCGTCCAGCGCTTGGTGTGTCTCTCTCACTACCTCATCCTGCGCTGTAAGCCAACTCGCCTTTTCTATCCCGTTCTCTTTGAACTGGTAAACTTCAAGGGAGTTCGTAATAGCAGTAGTTTCCGTCCTTGCTATCGTCGCAACATTATGCTTCTTTTTCTTGAAAATTGCACTGAAATTATCCTTGAGGACGTTTGCCACTGTCGAGGAATGATACCCTTGAGCCAATGTATCCTTTGCTATTTTCCTAATCTCCTGATATGTCCTATTCGTTATATCCGCAATGTGCTTCACATTTTGAGCGTAGATAAAATATTCCTCAAGCGTCTCCTTGTATGCCAAGCCATACAAGTCAACCATCCTCTCCACCACTTCTTTCGACGCTCTCGAATACATTTGCATAGTTATATTTTCCAAGTCTTTCTGATACCCTCCCTTCACTTTCTTGATATACCTATCGAGTGCGAGGAGTAGTTCCTTATCGTAGTTCTCATCTTTGCTAAGGCTCTTCCCGAAAGTCTTTAGCCAATCGAATAAGTCATTCCTCATTGACAAGAAATGCTTATCGACTTTATTCGCATACCACTTCTCTGGCTGGGAATGGTATGCAAGGAAGGACTCCTTCGCCTTCTCCCTCATTGCCTCTATGTATGTCTTAGGGATAGAAATAGAGGGAGTCTCCTTCTCTATCTGTCCATTTTTTTCCGACTCATCTATCCATACTGAATTATCGTATCCACATTTATCGCAGATCTTTTCCCCGACAGGTTCTATCCAATTCCCGCACTTCTCGCAGATATATCCGATTGTATCCTCAATCGGGACATTCTGCAAGTTTATTCCTTGATTACCTTTCCCTTCCTCTCCTACTTCCTCTACCTCTTCTTGCTCCATCTCCCCTTCCTGTCCCGCCCCTTCCGTCTCAGTCTCTTCCTCAACTGTAACTTCCTCTTCTGTCGAAGGTTTCGGCAAGGTGTTCGTATCAAAAGGAAGGTCAAGTTTTTCCACTACTTCCTTCGCAGGGAATCCGAAATAAGTCATTGCCAATACTCCCACCTTCATCTTCTCACTCAAATCCTCTTGGAGCTCGGTGATATTGGAGTAATCGAAATAGAATTCATTTTCGGTATCCCCGAAATCCTCTATCAGGAGACTATTCATTTCCTTATTCAAATCTGTGAGCATCGGGATAATATTCACCTCAAAAAATATCTTTCTCTGCTCTTTCGCATTCGCATAATTTACCGATTCCGTCAGTCCAACAAGCACAGGTGGAACTCGGAATACCGCAAGGATTTCCTCTCGGCTGACCTTTTTCAATACCTCATATCCCATCTCGCTCGTCGATTTTCCAGCTTCGATATAATCGACGTCCCTCGCATTCCCAATCACCGCAAGCCTTCCAGCATTATCCATCCCCCCGACAGACTTATCCCAGCGCTCCCGAATATCCTCTACTGCCTGCGCAGTAACGGGTTGTTTAGTCAGGAGAATTCCTGAAGGCTTCCCACCGTTCTTAACAAAGGACAGGTTGAACCTATCGATATAGTTCTGCTCCGATACAGAATAGAGAAGGTGCTTGAGCTTTGAATATCCTTTCTTATATGCGTTCGAGAAAGTAGTATCCTTCCAGTGAAAAATATCCTCATTAGGAATTCCTTGACTTTTTCCTCCAAGCAAGATGCTATACTCATACTTCCCTGAAGCCATTATGCTATCCCTCGAATATTTCTCGTTGACTCGAACATTCATAAACGGGATTGACTGGTATCCCTTCACTTTTCCCCTTACTCGAATTTTCAATAGGTAAGCGTTGCCATCAAAGCAGTAGTCATAGATCAGAGATCGGAACATTTGATTGAATGACTGAAACTGATTAGGACGTTGCATAATTTCATAGAAAGGGTGAGCATCCACATCGATAAGAGAATCCTTATTCCGAATTTTCAGGACAGGTCGAATGCTATTCTCCGTGATAGCTCTCACACAAGCACCGATCCAAGGATTATACTTCGAGATTTTCACAAGGTTAGACTCAAGTTTTTCTACATCGTCTTCATTGAAAGATAGGGTCGAATACTCCTTGATAGCATAACCATAAGGTATCCGAGAAAAATCGCTCCCTTTTTTCAAATCTCCCTTCCACCTCTTGAAAAAATCGAAAATTCCCATCATCTCCTCCTCATACAAAGACCTGTAACTCCCCTACTCTGCAATGAGTTCCTATCCCATATCGGATTGCATCCATCGAGTGATTATCAAACGTTTTAGGTTTATTCGTCGAATTTCCATCCTTATCCTTCTGCCAAGTATAAGAACGCTGTTCCTTTATGACATTAGAACTGCCTTCTACGATATGAATTTTCTTGCTTCTAAGAAGATCAATTCCTGAACGGACACTGTCAGCTCCCTTTTCGGATGGGAGAACATTGAAGCCCATTTGACATAGCTCCTCTATCGATTTCGGCTCAGCACTATCAAAATATACGGGGTCATCCTTATCAATTCCAGCTTCCTCCATCTTTCTCCCCAGCTCCTGATTGGTGAGACCAGTTTGATAGATGATTTCTTCGACCCAGAACTCATCCGCTCTCCGATAGATTCTGACTACTACGGCAGGATCGACTGAATATCCGAAATCTCCTCCGTAGAAAACCTCATCGAACTGCATATCGGGAAGCTCCACCACATCCCACTGAAAAATAACCCCTTCCAAGTCCCCCCATTCTCCCTCGAAATATACCCGATAGTAATAAGGGTCTGTATCCTTCGTAGCTTTCAAACTTTCTATGTATCTCTCATTCCCTTCCCATACGAATGGATTATCCAATATCGTATATCTCAGCTTCTTACACTTCTCATATCCCAAATCCCAAAAATACTTATATATCCAAGAGGTGCGTCCCACAGGATTGAAAGTCAAAATCAACTGCTTGTATCCTCCCTTCCCCCCTCGCAGTCGATTTTTGATAATAAGAAAATCATTGAGACGGATCTCGGTAGCTTCCTCAACCCATATCATCGACACATCCGTGATCGATTTTACCTTTTCGACGTCCTCTGAACTGTTCACAGAAAGGAAGTATATCTTGCAGTCATTTCCTATATCCGCAATATTAGTCGCCTTATTCAAGTGATAAGGGACGAGATGCTCTTCACATCGCTTTGCGATTATCTCCATACAAGTATTACGCAAGGAAGGCAAGGTCTTCCGTATCACAAGAAATTTTATTTCCTTTTCCAGCATCGAGCGGAGGATTAGCTTATCGGCGACAGTATAAGTCTTCCCAGCTGACGTTCCTCCATATACCAATAGAATAAAATCCGTTGACTTGAAAACCTCGCTGTGGTAAGGGTTTAGTCCCTTGAACTGAAAATTATTCTCCATCCTTCTTTCCATTCTTCAACTTCGGGAGGAAGGGATTTCCTTTCGACTTTATCCTCACTATCTTATCCGCTCCCGACACTTCCTTGACATCATCGGGAAGTGCAAAGTCTGGAACTTCAATCACTCGGAGTGTCGTTGTAGTGTCTGCTTCAATAGCAACTTCCTGCTTCGTATCATACCCTCTTTGTCGTCCCTGATAATTGAGATACCATTTAATCGTATCAAGATTTCCTTCCTGTATCGACTTCACCAAATAGGTTTCGCAATAGTCAAGTATAGTTTCTTTCTCTTCCTGTATCGCTTCTTGCGTCGCCTTCCATTTTCGGATATAGCTTCGTGCTGTTCTCCAAGTGCAATCCAATCTGCTGGCAATAGCTTGGATAATTCCAGCACTTCCTCGTATCGCTTTTATTACTTCCTCTTTAGTGAAGTTTCTCATATTAAACTCTCTTAATATTATAATATAAATATATTACAATATGTTTACATTATAATAACAACCAGACCTTACACCTCCTCCCCTAATAATATATACAGGTATAATATAGAAAACCCTAAATTTAGTATAAAAATTATTATATTATTATATCATAATATCTTGAAAAA